TCCGCACGTCAGCATATGTTGAGTAGTTCACTGCTCACATAGAGAGTACTATCAATTAATTGCATGTTAGTCCTATGGCAGCATGTAGTTATTTTACTTCTCTTAACTTGACCTTCTAGTGGTATAAGGTAACTAGTTCCGAGCTTGCAAAGCTCGTGAGAAAATAATTTGCACCATTTCATGTTAATACAGACCAATTAAGTCTATAAACTTCGAAAAGTACAAATTTGTGAAAAATGTCAGAACGATCGTAGTGATTGAGAGTTTACACTCTCATCTGTAATCGAACCGATGTCCTGAGAGATTTCTCTTAGGGATTCTAATGTGGAAAAGTCATCCACATAATCCTCGTGTTTTTAATTGGAGCGAGGTCGTCTATTGACGTTACTTTGTCAGGTGTGGGGGTTTATCGTGACCAATCACAGTACCCTATTCCTTGTGCATAGTTATGCCAAAAATTTGTGGAGCATCGAATGCTATCACTCAGTCCGAACGAGCTCCATTCGGATGTTTATGTGATGTGACTTCTGTCGCGCTTAAGGGTGGCGCCCGGCAATCGAACATGGATTGATAATCCTAGTGGTTGCTTTCGTTAGATACAGTGAAAGCTGTTTCCCCGTTCTAGGGGTTGTTAATATACGTAAGACGTTGAAGCCAAGACCTGTCTTGCAGGGTCGGTTGGAAGCCAATTGGTGGATTTTGTCAGGTCAGTCCCGGCCTGGAGTAAGAAATAGTTTCTGGAGGGTGGCACCGATGATGGAAGCTATGCGTGGAAGAACAACCCTTGTATCGGGCGCACTTGTTAATATTTGTGGAATTTGTAGCGATGTTTGGGGTGATCGAAAACCCTGGAATTTTAGTATTCCGTAAGACTATTTTGAACACTTATGGACACATGTGTGTCAGTGGAGCTGTATTGAGTGGAGTAATTCACGTTCACCTCCTTTTACTTTTGATCACAATGCAAAAGTTTCTAATGGCAAGTACACACGGGAAAAGTGATCGAGAGATGCAGTTAAGCCAAAGGACTGCACCAACTCAAGAAAATAAAGGCGTTTGTAAGGATAAGAATCCTCATTGCACCGTTTACGGAGAGGACTCCTGTTGTAAGGCGCGCAGGGAATGCGAAAGCACTTTTGAAATAAGTGATATTGATGACATTTCAATTTCAAGTGATATTTTTAAAAGTGCTAGTGAAGAAATTCAAGTTGCCCAC